ATGAGGACTGAAAAAGATATTGAAAATTATTTGAAAAAGAAAACAAAAGGGCTGTGTTTAAAATTCACAAGTCCAGGGACGATAGGGGTACCTGACAGAATTGTTGTCATGAATACGGGAATCTTTTTTGTAGAGGTCAAAGCGCCTGATAAAAAACCAAGACCCAGCCAAGTTGCCATGCACAAAAAAATAAAAGAGGCTGGGCAGCATGTCTGGGTTGTTGACTCCTACGAATCAGTGGACATAGCCTTAAAAGAAATGGAGAACTGGGTGTGAGACTGCACGAGTACCAAGAATACGCTAAGACATGGATAGTAGAGCACCCTTATTGCGGCCTTTTACTTGACATGGGCCTTGGTAAAACGCTGACAACACTATCGGCGATAGATGAGATTCAAAATATTTTTTCCGAGGATCATAAGATTTTAATCGTAGCCCCTAAAAAAGTGGCGGAAGAAACGTGGCCAACGGAGATTGAGAAATGGCATTTTGATTTCACCTACTCTAAAGTTTTGGGGAGTGAGGGAAAACGAATTGAAGCCTTAGAAACAGAAGCCGATATTTATTTGATTAATCGTGAGAATGTTACTTGGCTTGTTGAATACTACAAGACTAAATGGCCGTTTACCTTTGTTGTTATTGATGAGCTTTCAAGCTTTAAGTCTAGTAAGTCAAAACGGTTTAGGGCTTTGCGAAAAGTTAGACCGAAAGTTCAACGCCTTGTAGGACTAACAGGAACCCCAGCGCCTAACAGTTTGATTGATTTGTGGCCGCAGATTTATCTGATGGACAGAGGCGACAGGCTTGAGACGAGCCAGACTCGATTTAAAGACAAGTATTTTGTTCCTGATAAGCGTAATGGTCCAATCATTTACAGTTGGGCACTTAGGGATGGTGCAGAAGCAGAAATCTATAACAAGATTGAGGACATCTGTGTCAGCATGAAAGCTAAAGACTATCTCAAGTTACCGCCGCGAACCGACAACGTTGTATCAGTTAAGTTATCTAATATGAAAGCCTACAAACAGCTTGAAGCTGATTTGGTGTTGGAGTTTAAAAATAAAGAAATATCTGCGGCTAATTCTGCGGTTTTGGCCAATAAATTACTTCAAATGGCCAATGGTGCTATCTATGATGATGATAAAGCAACAGTTGCTATACACGACGACAAACTTGACGCGCTTGAGAACATAGTAGAAGAAAGCCAAGGCCAGCCAATCTTAGTTTTTTACCAGTATCAACATGATCTTGAGAGACTTAAGAAACGATTTCCTCAGGCTGAAGAGCTGACGTCGGTTGACAAGTGGAATTCCGGAAAAATACCAATTCTTCTGTGCCACCCTCAATCAGCTGGGCACGGGCTTAATCTGCAAAAAGGCGGGCATATTATTGTTTGGTTTGGGCTAACATGGAGTCTTGAATATTATCAGCAAGCTAATGCCAGATTAGATAGACAGGGGCAGACAGAACCCGTTATTGTGCACCACATTGTTGCAGAAAATACAGTTGATGAAAAAGTACTTAGGATTTTACAAGGCAAAGAAAAAAATCAGAACGCCTTACTTGAAGCAGTTAAGGCGCAGTTAGGAGTCTAGATGAAAAAAGAATATGTCGTTAGAATCTACACGGGTAGAGAAAAGAATTTTGAGGCAAAGCCTCAGTTTGAAGAGAAAACCTTTACGCGAAAAGCAGACATGTTGAAGTTTTGGAATTCTTGCGAAGCAACAGTTAAAGAAAAATATACTAGGGAGTGGTAAAAATGACAGACGAACTAATAAAACCGCTGCTAGAAGAGATAGAGCGGAAAGATGATAGATTATATATGCAGTCTAATGTAATTGCCGTCTTAATGACAGCAGTTCTTATGTTACTGATGATAAGTATAGCCTTACAAAGCTACTACGAACCGCAAATATACGGACTACGCGCTCAGCTAAGCAGGACACAAAAGCAGCTTAAATGTGCTAGCGAGGATAGAGCTAGACAGACAAAGCGGATTGCTGAATTGACGGGGAATGGGGGATGAAGATGGACAGGTTTGATAAAGCACAAGCGGCAGCGGTTGACCTGATGTGGATGTGTTTTGGTGGAAAATCCAGTCGAATATTTAAAGCGGAGGGGAAGATGTATAGGATGACTCTGGAGGAGGTAAAACTTAGTGAGTAGATTATCTAATGCACAGCTAAAAGCTTTTGATGAATGGCTGTTTGATTATCGTGAAATAGGACGAAAAATTGCGCTTCGAAAACTTGAACTACAGACGCCAGTTAGTACAGATATCAACGTAGGTGGCGGCAAAGCTAATCTAGTAGCTAAAGAGACAGAAGATATTGTTGTGAAGTGGTCCAAGGACGGTAAAATCAAAAGTTATGAGAACTTCAGAGAAAGTGTTGATAGGGTTAAAGCACTGCTTGACAAAGAGCTGACCGAAATATTCGAATTGAGATGGGGAGTAGGTTCTAACAATACTTGGGAGGAGATAGCTTATAAGATTCATACGTCTAGGGCAGGAACCTACCGAAAAAGGGATAGAATATTGACCTTATTTGCCCAAGAAATTGGAAAATTGTAAGGTTGAGACAAAAAAGGGTGGTTTTCTCACTTTTTTGATGATAAATTGGTAGTATGAGTTTGAAGGTAAGGCAAATAGTGTCTTGCCTTTTTGTTATGCTTGGAGGTGATGGAAAATTGAGTAAATTAACCCTAAAACAGAAGCGTTTTGCAGATGAGTACATCATCTCAGCTAACGCGACAGCAGCGGCTATTAAAGCAGGGTATAGTAAAAAGACAGCACGGTCAATAGGTCAAGAAAACTTGACCAAACCTGACATTAAAGCTTATATAGACGAGCGGCTCGAAAAACTTGATTCTGAAAAAATTGCTGATCAAAAAGAGGTGTTGCAATATCTTTCTTCGGTTATGAGGGGAGAGCAACAAGAAAAAACGCTTATCAGCATTGGCGAGCTCGGGCAAGAGATAGTTGATATTGATGTAGGAGCCAAAGATAGACTGAAGGCGGCAGAACTGCTTGGTAAGCGGTACAGATTGTTTACTGACAAGGTTGAAATGGATGTCAGCTCAGATGTAACCATTAACGTAGGTGAGTGGGATGACGATTAAACAGCGCCCTAAAATTAATATCGTAATCAAGCATCCTAGCAAAGTTTTTAACAAACATATCTACGACAAACTTTACAACTATAGCAACTTCACGGAAGTTCATTACGGTGGGGCGTCTAGCGGAAAGTCCCACGGTGTTTTTCAAAAGATAATTTTAAAAGCACTTAACCCTAAATTCAAGCATCCCAGAAAGATATTAGTTCTCAGAAAAGTCGGTGTAACCGTTAGAGACTCTGTATTTGCTGATATTATGTCTAATTTGTCGTATTTCGGCATCTTGGATAAATGTAAGATAAATATGTCGGCTTTTAGAATAACGCTCCCGAATGGCTCGGAATTCATTTTTAAGGGCATGGATAACCCTGAGAAGATTAAGTCAATTAAGGGGATATCTGATGTCGTCATGGAAGAAGCTAGTGAGTTTACGCTTGATGATTATACGCAGTTGACTTTGCGTTTAAGGGATAAGAAACATCTAGAGAAGCAAATATACTTGATGTTTAACCCGGTATCAAAAGTAAATTGGGTTTATAAAGCTTTCTTTGTTAAGACACCTAAGAATACAGTTGTCTATCAAACAACTTATAAAGACAACCGCTTCTTAGATGATGTCACGAGAGAAAATATCGAGGAACTAGCCGATAGGAATGAAGCTTATTACAAAATATATGCTCTTGGTCAGTTTGCTACACTCGATAAACTAATTTTTCCCAAATACGACAAGCAAATATTAAACAAAGACAAGTTATCACACTTGTCTTCTTTTTTTGGTTTGGACTATGGGTTTATCAATGACCCTTCGGCATTTTTGCATGTTAAAATCGATGACGCAAACAAGAAGTTATACGTCTTAGAGGAATATGTCAGAAAGAATTTGACCAATGACAAAATAGCAAATGCTATAAAGGACCTCGGATATGCCAAAGAAGAAATCAGAGGAGATTCGGCTGAAAAGAAATCTAACCAAGAGCTGAGGAATTTAGGTATTCCTAGAATGATTGATGTTACCAAAGGGCCTGGAACCGTTATGCAAGGAATTCAGTACCTGCTTCAGTATGATTGGATTGTTGATGAAAGGTGTGTCAAGACTATTGAAGAACTCGAAAATTACACTTGGAAGAAAGACAAGAAGACTAATGAGTATATCAACGAACCAGTTGACAGCTATAACCACTGCATTGACGCCATAAGATATGCCGTACAAGACAGAATATACCAGTCGGCGGACAGAAGTAAGCGCATGAAAAATGCTAAATATTATTTTTAGAATGGGGTGAGACTTTGGAAGAAAAACAATTTTTAGCAGGGACTCGTTTTAACGAGAATGCTAATAAGCAATTTATTATGCTGCAAGAAGACTTTGAAGCAATTGACTATGAATCAAAACTTTGGATAGATCAACTTAAGAATTACATTTCAAGGTTTAAAGCAGAACAATTAGAGCGTTTGAAAGAGTTAAAGCGATACTATCTTGGGGATAATAACATCAAGTATAGACCTGCTAAAACAGATAAATACGCAGCGGATAATCGTATTGCAAGTGATTTTGCTAAGTATATTACGGTATTTGAGCAAGGTTATATGCTTGGTGTTCCCGTTGAGTACAAAAATGAAAATAAAGACCTCCAGGCGGCTATTGACCTTATGTCGGTCAGAAACAATGAGGACTACCACAACGTCAAAATAAAAACAGATTTATCAATTTATGGAAGAGCCTACGAGCTGTTAACTGTTGAGGAAATAGATGACAAAAAAACCGAAGTAAAACTCTACCAGCTCCCATCCGAGCAAACTTTTGTTATCTATGATGATACATACCAGCGAAATTCGTTGATGGCCGTTCATTTTTACGACATAGATTATGGCTCAGGTAAACGCAAACAGATTATCAAAGTATATACTTCCGACACAATTTATACCTACGAAGACTATAATCTCGAAACAAAAGGTATGCGCTTAAAAGAGCATGAAGAACATTTTTTTAAAGGTGTACCAGTCAATGAATATGCTAATAATGAGGAGCGTACAGGGGCTTATGAGTCTGTACTTGATAATATTGATGCCTATGATTTATCTCAGTCCGAGCTTGCTAATTTTCAACAAGATTCAGTCAATGCGTTGCTTGTAATAGCTGGTAATGCTTACACAGGGGCTGATGAAAATGACTACTTAGATGACGGACGATTAAATCCTAATGGTCGTTTAGCGATCTCAATTGGGTTTAAAAAAGCCCAAGTGTTAATTTTAGACGATAATCCTAATCCAAATGGCGTTAAACCACAAGCGTACTTTCTCAAAAAAGAGTATGATACCGCCGGTAGCGAAGCCTACAAAAATAGACTAGTTGCAGACATTTTGAGGTTTACTTTTACGCCAGATACACAAGATATGAAATTTTCAGGAGTTCAATCTGGTGAATCAATGAAGTATAAGCTTATGGCTTCTGACAACTATCGCGAGAAGCAAGAGAGGTTGTTCAAAAAAGGCTTAATGCGGCGCTTACGCTTAGCAGCTAATATCTGGGCCATCAAAGGGAATGAAGCAACTACATATAGCCTTGTAAATGATACGAGTATAGTTTTCACACCTAATCTTCCTCAAAACTATAATGAAATTGTTACAGCTGCACAAAATCTTTATGGCATTGTTAGCGATCAGACTATCTTTGAAATCTTAAACACTGTCACAGGAGTAGACGCTGAAGCAGAGCTTGAACGTTTGAGAGAAGAAGCTGATAAAAAGCAATCTTTACCGGAGCCTAGATTGGTAGGTGATGCTAGTGGTCAAGAAGAACCAACAGCAGAAAAGCCTTAATTACTGGCGAAAGCGTCAAGAAGATATTCTAAGTTATTTAGACAGAACTGATTTAGACGTCTTTTCAGAACTGCAAAAGTTATATAATGAACAGGCTTTTGAGTTACAAAAGGAATTGTTTGATTTTTATACTAAGTATTCTGAAGAGAACAAAATGACTTATCAGGATGTCGTTAAAAATCTACGTCATGAAGATTTATCAGATTACGTAGCTAATGCTAACAAGTATCGTAAACAAGCTGAGAAAGACCCTGAGCTGCTAAAACGACTTAATGAGCAGTATGTATCAGCAAGAGCTACAAGGATGGATGCATTAAATCTTGAACTTGTTTATCGCGCAGGGATACTAAAAGGTGTACTTGATTCAGCATTTGAAAATCATTTAAAAAAAGCTGCCTCATATGCTTATAGAAAAGCAATGGGTGGACGGTCAGGGACAATCAATGGTCCAGTTTTAGAAGAACTGGTTAGAACCCCGTTTGATGGTTACAACTACTCAGAACAGTTGTGGGGCAATACTGACAATCTTGTCAAGAATCTCCAAAAGAAATTAAAACAAGGTTTTGTTCGTGGCGAGCATCCTAGAGCGATAGCCAGAGATTTAGCTAAGCAATTTAATGTTGCTAATCACAGGGCTGAAACACTAATCAGAACTGATGGAACTATGGTGATTAATAATGCTACCGCTAGGCGCTACTTGGATGCAGGCCTTAAGTATTATCGTGATTTAGTTAGGCTTGATGACAGGACAACTGAGATATGTCGTAAAATCGCTAAAGAAAACAAAAGAAAGCTATTATCTGAGCTAAAGCCTGGAATTAATGCAGCACCTTATCATTTCAACTGCAGAACAACCATTATTCCTGATGAAGATGAGCTAAGCATTGAAGTAGAACCAATTGATGATAAAAGCACTAAGTATTTTAAGGATGTCACCTCAGATTGGATAGATGGAAATGAGCATAAACCACAACTGTCACTACTAAATGAGTATGTAAAAAATGGCACTCCTTACAAAGTAGATGGCCATAATGTTGTTCTTGATCACTCGAATTATGAATATAGAGTTGCTAATTGGTTATCTAAAAAGACAGGATTGCAAGTTGACATGGTGCCAAGAGTTAATTCCCCTGAACATATCAATACTCCTGATTATTTAGTTGATGGAGTTCCTTTTGATCTAAAAGAAATCACAGGTTCGGGTAAAAACGTCATTGATGGCAATCTACGAAAAGCAAAAAAGCAGGCAACTAATATCATTTTTGATATAACAAAAACCCCTTTATCATTTGAAGAGATAATGGGGCAGTTAGAACAAATTTATATGATAGATCGTAGGGGTCTTGATATATCAATTATCAAAAATAAAGATGAGGTATTAGCTGTATTAGAAAAAGAAGGATGATGACCCACCGCCTCCACAGTAAACTGCTTCGTGGGCGTTAGACCATCATCCTTCTTTATCTCAATTATACATCACCCTATTAAAACTATCAAGGAGGAAAATATGTTTATTTGGCAAATGGTATTAGTGGCACTAGGTGTATTGGTGCTCATATTGATTGTTGGCATTGCAGCAATAGCGGTTAAGTCAATTATTGCAGAATTGAAAAAGGTAGGATAAACATGAATAAGCGCATTAAGAAAAAACGTAAATTGGAAACAGCAATTGTGATGCTTGTTTCAGAAAATGCTATGCATGCAGAAGCAATTAAGAATCAAAACAGACAAATTGCAGAGCTGAGAGCGATTATACAACAAAACGCCCAAGCGACAAATAACGAATTGGCAGCAATTAAAGGCGTAGGTTTTGATAATCAAGCAGCTATTACAAACGTTGCAATTGATGTTAACTACATCAAGAAAAACTACAAACGTAAGTGGGGAAAATAAATTTTAAACTGGTCGAATTCGACCCCTTTAGAAATCAAAGTCGTAGCAATACGGCTTTTATTGTGTCCAAACTTTGTTGATGACACTAAAAGCTACACTGTTTCGTCGCAGGACGTAAAGCTAGACTATCGGTTGGTGGCGTAACCACTAGGAGAAAGTTATGGCAGAAGAGAATGTAACAACAGAAACAACTGAGCAAGTCGACACTCAAAAAGAAGCTGTTGAACATCCTAAGCAGGAACATGAGCGAACTTTTACTCGCGCAGACATCTCAAAAATGATGGCTGCCGAACGCACTAAATGGGAATCTGAACAATCAGAAGCTATTGAAAAAGCTCGTACAGAGGGTGAACGTTTGGCCAAGTTGTCAAAAGATGAGCGCGCTAAAGAGGAGGAACAAAAACGTCTAGATGCTATCGCAGAGCGTGAAAAAGCAGTAGCAGAGCGCGAGATGCGCATTGAGACGCATTCCCTGCTTGTGGAGAAAGGATTGCCATTGGATTTTATTGATATTGTTTTAGCCACTACTGCAGAAGAGGTTAAGACCAATATTGATAATTTACAAACTATTTTTGATAAAGCTGTTGAAAAACGTGTTAACGATCGTTTAACCCAGAAGCCACCACGAACTGGAAATGGCTCGGTCGGCATGACCAAGGCTGACATCATGGCAATAGAGGATGATGACGAACGTATGCGTTTAATTGCTGAGAATCGTAACTTATTTTAAGAGAGGAATATTATGGCTGAAAAAAATTTAAACACTATGGCGGACTTAGGAGATATTAAATCAATTGATTTTGTTAACAAGTTTTCCAAAAATATTAATGATTTACTAAAATTGCTAGGGGTCACTCGTCGTGAAACATTAACTAACGATCTAAAAATTCAGACCTATAAGTGGGAAGTGACTTTAGATCAAACTGATCCTGGAGAAGGGGAAACCATCCCTCTGTCTAAGGTTACTCGAACTAAAGATAAAGACTATACAGTGAAGTGGTTCAAGAAACGTCGTGCAACTACAGCTGAGGCAATTGCTCGCCATGGCGCAGCTCGTGCTATTACTGAAGCAGATAAGCGCATTATGCGTGAGCTTCAGAATGGAATTAAGGATGCATTCTTTACATTCCTCAAAACAAAACCAACAAAAGTTAAAGGCGTTGGCCTTCAAAAAGCGCTGTCTGCATCATGGGCTAAGCTAGCTACTTTTAATGAGTTTGAGGGTTCCCCGCTTGTTTCTTTTGTCTCTCCTTTAGACGTAGCCAACTATCTTGGAGATACTAAAGTAGGTGCGGATGCCTCTAATGTTTTTGGAATGACATTGCTTAAGAACTTTTTGGGTATGCAAAATGTGATTGTTATGCCATCTGTGCCAGAGGGTAAAATCTACTCAACGGCTGTAGAGAATCTAGTTTTTGCGTCTTTAAATGTTAAAGGCGGAGACTTGGGCGGCTTGTTTGCTGATTTTACTGATGAGACAGGTTTAATTGCTGCAGCTCGTAATCGTCAGCTTTCTAATCTTACCTATGAATCTGTTTTCTTTGGGGCGAATGTGCTGTTTGCTGAAATTCCTGAAGGGGTTGTAGAGGCAACAATCGAAGCTGCTGCTGTACCCGGCATTGGTGGTTAAAGGCTATTTATATGGGCGATAAACAACTTATTGACGATATCAAACTCTTTATAGGTATTTCCAAGGGGGATGGTGCGCAAGATGAGCTCATCACCCTTGCTATATCTGAAAGTAAAGAGCGTGTGCTAGCTAAACTTAATGAATACTCAGAGACTGAAATTACCAAAATTCCTGATAGATTGAGGTTTATTGTCCGTGATGTTGCCATTAAACGGTTTAATAGGATTAATTCAGAAGGAACCGTTGAGGATAGCGAAGAAGGAAAGACTTTTAAGTGGGACAGTTACCTTAAAGAGTATGAATCAACACTCAGAAGCGCTGCTATTGGGAAGGTATATTCAGGCAAAGGGGTAGCAAGATTTATTTAGGAGATACACAATGATCTATAAAGATAGAGTAATCTTAGTGTATGTCGATGAGCAGGACGATTTTCTAGATAAAAGAACTGTTGAAAAACCTAGCGGGAAAATCCCCTGCATGGAAAATACTTTCACAAAATCTGAACAGATGGGGCTATTTGGTAAATATGATTTGAATGCTTTTAAGTTGCACTTGCAAGGCCATTACGACGGCTTTAGCAAGATTATCTACAAGGGAAAACCGAGGTTGATAAAGGGACTAGCACACCATAAAAATAGCACGGTTATTTATGTATGAGTCTTATTTATCGGATGAGAGGCTTAGATAGGTTTTTACGCAGCGTTGAGCGCAAGCAGAAGTCAGTACGAATCGCTGTAGATAAAGAGCTTAGCAAATCAGCTGCTAGAATTGAGAGACAGGCTAAAATACTAGCCCCGGTTGATACTGGATGGCTGAGAGCTCAAATCTACAACGAGCAACAACAACTCTTACACTATAGAGTGGTTTCTCCTGCTTTATACTGTTTATATTGAATTAGGTACTCGTAAAATGGAAGCTCAACCGTTTTTAGACCCTGCTCTGAGAAAAGAATGGCCTGTGCTAATGGCTAATCTCAAAAAAATGTTTAAGAGGTGATGCATGGATTACTCACCAGAAACACTATATTTAAAAAAGGTAAAAAATAGATTGGGAGTTTTGGACATACCAATCTATTTTAAATTGCCTAAATCAGACGTTTTAGAGCCTTTTATTGTTGTGGGTACAAATATATCAGACTTGTCAAAAACAGCTCAAACTGGAGCAGTTATTGACGATTTTAGCCTGAATATCGATGCTTTCTTACCTGGCGATAGTCGTTTGGATGCAGAAGAGATAAAAGCTCGCATGCTTAGACTGCTTGGGCGGAATAACCAAATAAAGGCTCAGATTTTGGTAGATAATTCAATAGGACGAGAAGTCTATAGAGTTGCTATCAACATTACAGAAACACTATTTTAAAGGAGACCTAAATGGCAAACACTAAAGAAGGAACAACTATTGAAATTACAACAGGTAAACCGATTGTAGGGAAAAAGATTTTTTATTTCATCCAATCAGTTGACGCTAAAAAAGGGAGTAAGGCTTTGCTGCCAGCCTATCGTACCGATGGTACTACAACCATGGGCGGTGAATACATTGATGAGCAAACCCAACAAGGCCGCGTTATTGAGAAGGCTACGGATGAACACTCTATTGATTTGACAACGTACTTTGTACCGACAGATCCATCTGTTGCTGTCATCGAGGAAGCTAAGAAAACGGGTAAATCTATCAAAATTTGGGAAGTTATTGCCGACGAAAGCGTCAAAGAACAGATCCAAATTCCTGAATCGAGTGGTCCCAAGAAAGATGTTTACCCTGCTAAGTTTGGGTACGCCAAGATTGACGAAATCGAACGTGGTACTGGTATTTCAGACTTAGTAGAAATGTCCTACACCGCTAACATTGTAGGGGCCTTACAAGATGGTAAATTCCCTCTCACGAAAGAAGAAATTGAAATGCTAGAAAATGTATACGGCTATCAAAATCCGGGTGATACTACTGGCGACTACGATAATATCACTAAGTAGTACACAGGGGCGGCGACTGCTGCCCCATTTTGATTTAAAAAGGAGATAAAATAATGGAATTTACAGCAGCGAAACGAAATATCGATATTAAATTTGATTTTAAAACTATGTTTAAGATCAATAATAAACTAGGAACAATTAACCCAGAAACAGGAGAGCGCAATGCAGATGGTGTTGGTGCTTTGTTTTTCAATATCTTAGAGCGTAATGAAAGCGCCATTGTTGACCTTGTGCGTTTATCTGCGGGAAGCGGAAAAAAAGCGCTAACTGAAGATGAAATTCTAGATGCAATTGCAGAAGCTGTTGATGAAGAAGGAACAACAGAAGGGTTGTTTGCTGAAATAGAGAAAGAAATGGTTGATTCTGGTTTTTTCAGAGCGAAGATTTTGAAATATATCGAAAACATGGAGAAATCAGCTCGCTATCTCAAAGCGAAGGACGATACGGACGCAACTCAAATCCAAATTATCGAAGACATGATTGGAAGAATGAGCAACGCAGTATCTTAGTAAATTGCGCACGGTTAGGGCTCACAGACATTGATACTATCTATAAATGTACTAAGTGGGAGCTAGAGGCTATTATGGAGGGGCTTGAGTATAAGCAGGTTGCTGAGCGCGAGAACCTCTCTGAATTGTCTCTAAAACTTAGATATACATTAAATGCTAAAAAGGTTGATGTAGGTAAGCTCAAATATGATAAGCATAGGCTAACTATCAAAAGATCGTATCAAAAAGCTAGCCGTAGCCAAGCCGATAGTGATAGCAGTATTGTTGAGAGAATACAAATGCTTAATAATCATTTTCAAAATAGATAGATAAGGAGGAGTAGATGCCAGGAACATTTGATGGTTCTATTTTCGCTGATGTTGGTGCCAACACAAAGGACTATGAGCAGGCCATGGCTCGTATTGTTAGTACGACTCAGAATGCTTTCAGAAAAGCCCAAGATACAGCGGTTAACAGTAGTAATAAAATGGTTCAAATCATTGGACAAATCATGGCCCAATTAGCGAACAACGGCGAATCGCTCGGAAAGAGACTTGGTTCCGCCTACGCTACTGGTTTAAAACTGAGCATTGGTGAAATTCAACGTATAGCAGCTTCCATTGGCGAAAAAATTCCCGAACCCATAAAGAATGGTTTCAATAAAGCTTTTTCAATTATCCAAAATAGCGTACAGAAGTTATCTAGCGCCATCCCTCACCCCATAAAATCCGCATTCACAAGTGCAACAAGTGCAGTAGTTAGCTTTTCGTCTAAGATCACAAGTGCCGTCTCAGCAGCTTTCAACTCTGTTAGTTCTAAAGCGAGTACTGTTGCAGATAAAATCAGTAGTAGTTTTGGGGGTAGAATCACTTCAGCGGTTACTAATTTAGCGACTAAGTTAAGTACAGGTCTTAGCAATGGTTTTAGCAGAATGTCTAGTTCTGCTGCTACTTCCCTGAATGGAATCAGCCAGAAATTCGCCAACACCTCTTCTGCTGGAGAGAGACTCAAAAGTACAGTGATGAGCATCGTGCAGGCCTTTAGTTTAATGGCTGTTGCTCAAAAAGCTATGCACGCTATTACTGGGGCAATAGACGGGGCGGTTAGTCGCGTTGATACCATGAACCGCTTTCCGAAAACGATGGCGCTATTTGGGTATTCTGCTGAACAATCTAAGGCATCAATTGATAAGCTATCAAAAGGAATTGAAGGTCTACCAACTCCTCTAGACAGCGCTGTGAAAAGTGCTCAGCAGCTCGCCATAACCACAGGAAGTTTAGATAAAGGGACTAGTTTAGCCCTCGCCTTCAATAACGCAATGATCGGTTACGGGGCAACAACTGAAGGGGCTGAGCAAGCACTCAGACAGTTTAACCAGTCGTTGGGGTCTGGAAAAATTCAAGCTGAAGAATTTAACTCTGTATCAGAAGCTGCGCCAGGTTTAATGTCTAAAATGGCGGAAGCCTTCGGTTTTGGTAAAAATGGCGTACAAGATTTAAAATCAGCCTTATCTGATGGCAAAATCACTGCGCAAGAGTTCGCAGATAAAATGATTGAGCTTAACGATGCCCAAGGCGGATTTGCAGAGATGGCCCAATCATCGGCTGGTGGAATCCGAACTGCGTGGAAGAACGTACATACCGCCGTTGTAAAAGGCGTAGCAGGTATGATTTCAGCCTTTGATGAAGCGGCTAAAGCTAATGGTATGAAGACCATTGCTGAAACACTTCTTAGCCTGAAGCCCGCAATAACCAGCGTTTTTGATACGATTAATTCTCTTATTCCAAATGCAGTTGCAGCATTCGCTAGGCTAAAACAGTCTATCAATATTGACTTTAGCCCATTAGGCGCCAGCGTTAAAGAGGTGTTTGCTCTTATTAATACTGTTCTTGGAGATTTTGCACATACTGGTGAATTATCAGGACAGATTTTTGATAAGTTAAAAGCAAAAATTGCTTCTTTAGCCCCTAAAGTCATTGCCCTTTGGGCAGTGATGAACCCTGCTAGCGCTATAGCAACGATAATGCCTTTGCTTTCTCTATTCGGAAAAGTTGGTCTAGCTTTAGGAAGTTTAGGGACTTCTGTCGGGGCGTTTGGTGGCATAATTTCTAGTGGGATAGCTAGTGCCAGCGGCGTTGTTGGTGCCTTTGCGGCAACTCTAAGCGGATTACCTGGCGTTTTTGCTACCGCAGCAGGGCGTGGGTTATCTGTGCTTGGAACTATGACAAGCGCAATGTCCAGTCTTGTGAGTTTAGCACTGGCGGCTATAGGACCGGCCGCTATTCTAGGTCTTGTGGTGGCAGGACTTGGTTTGATTAATAGTCAGTTTGGCGCACAAATCGACCAGCTACTTAACACCGCAGTTACAAAAGGTCCTGGTATTATACAAGGCCTCGTCAAAGGGATTACTTCTAAAATACCAGCTTTGATAGCTAGTGGTACTCAATTGATTGCTAAATTTGCAAATGCTATCACAGTGTTATTACCAGTTATAATTCAAGCCGGCGTTCAGCTAATTACCAGCCTCGTCAAAGGTATTGGACAAAACGCAACAAGTTTAATTAGTTCAGCAATAAAAATCATTGGTAGTTTTGTTAGCTCAATTGTGAGTGCCTTGCCGCAACTTATTTCTGTTGGAATGGAGCTATTATTAAATGTTGTCAACGGCATAGTTCAAAACATACCTCTTATTATCCAGCAAGCCCAGCAAATCATTGATAGTTTTGGGAACAGCTTACAGGCTAGCCTTCCTAGTATTATTAGCAACGGTATAGCTATTTTGGTGAATCTTGTACAGGGAATTACTCAAATGTTGCCAACTGTTCTGCAGATAGCTACTCAAGTTATTACGAGTTTTGTATCTGGAATTGTACAGTTTTTACCGCAGTTACTTCAAGGTGGCATTCAAATCATTATTAGCCTTGTGCAGGGGATTATTCAAAATCTACCCCAGATTGTACAATCTGCTGTACAGATTATACAGTCTTTAGTTTCTGGACTGACGCAAGCTCTGCCTCAGATTATCGCAGCAGGCATTCAGCTTGTTGTACAACTAGCCGTAGCCTTGATAAAGGGACTTCCACAGATTATTTCTGCGGGTATTCAATTAATTATGGGGCTCGGTAAAGCCATGTTAGAGGCTATCCCAAATGCTCTCTCAGGAGTTTGGGAAGGTATTAAGAGCGGATTCAGTTCGATGTGGGATCAAATCACAGGTAAGAGTTCCACAAGTACAGCTAAAGTCTCTGCGGACGCCACGGCCATGGCCTTGAATGTTGGTACTCAAACAACAGCTATGGCTAATCAAGCCAATACAAATACGACATCTATGCTTAATAGCATTAGTCAAAATACAGAGCTTGCTAATATAAACGCTACTACTCAGGCTCAAGAAATGGCTTCAGGGGTTAATGGTGCGACTTCTTCAATGAATCTAGACGCCATTAATCATACGCTCAGCTTAGCTAGTGGTGTTGGTGCAAACATGGGAACCGCTAGCACAAGTGCAACTTCTCAGGCGCAAGCTATGAGCTCAGGAGTGAGTAACAGTCTGGCATCAATGCAGTCAAACTCAACTAAAGCAGCCTCTGGTCTGTCTAATAGCGTGACAAGTGAAATGTCTTCTGCAGCAACCTCTGCAGCCTCAAGCGCCAATAAGTTGTCCTCGGCGGTCGAGTCTGGCTTCAATAAGGCGAAGACTTCAGCAACAACCTCAATGAATGGGATAGCCAATGCGGTTAAAACAGGATTTAGTAGCATTAACAGTACTGCAAAGCAATCTATGGCAAACCTTGTAAGTTCAGTAACTTCTGGGATGTCTCGTGCAACCGCGGTGTCTAATAATGCTTGTCAGAAGATCCTCTCAATATTCAGGGCTTTGGCAGGGCAGATGTCTTCTGCAGGAGCTTATGCAGGTCAAGGTTTTGCTAATGGTCTAGCTAGTAGCGCAGGCACAATCTACGCAATAGCTAACAGCATTGCCGCTAATGTAGCAGCAACAATTAGACGCGCTCTGGATATTCACTCGCCATCTCGTGTCACTAAAACACTAGGAGCATTTACTGGAGAGGGGTTTGCCCTCGGTATGGCAGAGTGGATAGGTGAGATCAATAGTCTAGGTCAAGCATACGCAACAGCAGTTACTGATCAAAACTGGGGGGTAAATAGTACTGTTTCAACATCTGCTAAAGTTAATAATAGTGGAATCAATACCTCTCTTGATAATCTTAGCGAAGAGGTTAGGCAGTCTCAATTGTCAGAGCCTGTCTTTGAAGTGCATAATGAGATTGTTGGAGATAAAATTTACACGGCTGTTAAAGAAAAAGAATCAAGAGAGCAATCTAAAGATTCTTATTTTGTTTTTGCTTAGAAGGGAGTATTTTGGATTTATTAATAGAAAAAGAGAGTCAGGCAACTAGATTGTCTGACTTTGGTATTTATAATATTGCTATTGAAGATAGTGCTCCTCTACTATCTGTATCACACCGAGCAGTCAAAGGAAGGAGTGGTTACATCTACGATGGGGCTACTTTTACGACTAAAACGCTTAAGGTCAAAGGAAGAGTGACGGTAAGCGATGTAGAAGGACTTTTGGACAAACAGGACGAACTAAACGCTCTGCTTGTTGTTGACGAACCTTTCTACGTGACTAAGATGTACCCTGAAAACTCAGATCTATTTAACTTTGAGCTTCCAGGGGAAAGCACAGGAGACCTGCAACTTATTGGCTCTCCTCATAAACCTTGGAAATATAGATTTAAAGTCATCTTAGACGACACTATCAATTATGAATTTATAGGAAAAACCAGTCAAGGACTAAAATATAATCTTTCCTTCACACTAAGAACTGCTGAATTACCTTTTGGTGAGACAAAACCAAAGGACATAACTCTATCAGGGGGCAGTTTTGCCTATGGAGGAACCGCTAAAGCAAGTCAGTTAGAGTGGCCTTTTATTATAGAGCTTACTCCCTCTGGAGGTCAGACTAATTTTTATATTGAAATTGATGGCAGGCGCTTTGAGTTTAAGCAGAATAGCCAGCTACAAAATAGTGATAAATTACTTTTAACAGGCATATCTACCACACTAAACGGAAATTATATCAATGCTAAAACGAACTATGAGTATTTTATCTTCAATCCTAATCCTAACAAGAGAATTACTTACAAAACGGATTTTCTTGGCACGATTAGGATTTTAAATTTTGTAGAGTTGTATAAATAGGAGGGTCTAATGATTACTTTTTTGGATCATCGTGACATTGAGTATGGGGCCATTAGTGTCATTAGGCATACTAATGCTGTTAATGGTGAGTGCTCAGTGAGCGGGGAAATTTATACAAACAGTGATGTCCTCAATAATATCGATAGAGGGTGGCGACTTAGATTTGAAGATGAGTATTACGTTGTTATTTACGCAAAGCCTGTTGATGTTGGTCAAAAAACGCAAGTTTCGTTTGATGCCATACACCAATTTTTTTGGGACTTCAGCAAGAGTAGTATCTATGAGGGTCTCGGAGATGGGTCTCATACCATTGATACCTATCTAGAGACAGTATTTAAAGGTAGTGGGTACCGCTATAAGCTAGAAGTAGGTGTGAACGCATTTAGAAAACAATCTTTTAATTATAAGTCTAGGTTAGATTTATTCAACGAGATTATTAAAGCGACCGGACTTGAGTTTTCAGTCAGCGGGAAAGTTGTTCGGCTATTAAAAAACATAGGTACTGATCTGTCAACAGTGGTACGAAAAAATTTCAACATGAATGATCTTACCATTGAAAAAAATATTGATAGCTTTATTACCTATCAGAAAGGCTTTGGTGCATGGACCGACCCAGAGGACCACTCTAAGGGGAGACTTGAGGCGGAATACGAAAGTCCTCTTGCCAAGGAGTACGGTCGACTTGAAGGGGCGCCTCTGACGGATGAGCGCTTCACGGTGGCAGATAATCTAAAAGAAGCTTTAAAAAGTAATGTTGAAAATTCTTATAAGATATCAGTAAAAATTGATATGGAAGATTTAACGAGAGCTGGCTATAGATGTGAGAGGCCGGTTGCTGGTGACTACATTATGGCGATAAATGAGACTTTAGGTTTTCAAGAGCGTATACGGATAGTTTCTTTTACAAGCTACTACGACGCAACTGGAGCTTTAGTAAAACATGAAGTCACTTGTAATGATATCGGATCTGTGAAAAAACAAAGCGTAGGAAGTCTGTCTATAAACAGTAGAATCAATCAGATAGATGCAGATATTGCTTCTGCAATTGAAGTAGCAACACAAGCACTAGTATCTGCTGACGGGAAAAATACTGTTTACGGTGGCACAGAAATGACCAAAGATGAACCAAAAGGAACCTTAAAAAAAGGAGACATACTATTCCTAAAAGTTGGGGATACTACTAGGATGTATTTCTGGAATGGTGCTGAGTGGGAAGAGCCCGAGGTTGTGAACGATCCAGAACGATGGCGTGAAGACCTCGAAAAACAAATTTCTGAGGCAATCGAAAAAGCCAAAAAAGCGCAAGAAGAAATCAACCAGCGCACCGACAAAGAGCTTGAAGAATTTCGTGAAACCCTGAAAAACCTAGCTTTGCCAGAGGAAGCCATTAAGAAAATCACAGAGGCTATCAAGGTTGATGACATCCCGTCGATTAAACAGTCGTTTGATGACCTAAAAAATAAGATTAATGAGACGGTCGATGACATCCCGTCAATTAAACAAAGCTTTGATGACCTAAAAAACAAAGTCAGCGAGACGAGCGAGACTGCACGTCTAAACGCTGAAATTATTGGGACAGATGGTAAGACACGCTACAACAAAAATTTATTGGTTGGCGATCCTAACCGCACCAAAACCTACGACCAAGACTACATCGAGGTAGAGGCCAACGATGGTGGCTTCAGGCGTGGCGAGACCTACACGATTAGCTTTAGTCAAACGTGTGAGCTGCTCAAAAAAGTGGCTATCACGCTGACACAGCCGCATAACAAAGGTATCAAGCTGGTGCTGACACCAACTAAGGCAAAAATGGATGCGCAGACGTTTGAGGTCACTAAGGATAAACAGTCTATAGAGGTCTATCCTTTAAGCTACACGGCTGTTTTAACTGGCGATTGGTATAAATCTAAGCAAGTAGATTTAAATGCGTCAGAGGCGCAAAATATGGCTCTAGAGATGTCTTATAGAGATGTGGCCGATGCTAAAGGTGCAACTATCACAGGGCAGTGGTCAGACAGCCCACAAATTATACTAGATGGAGGTAATTAATGGCAGAAAATATACCATTAAGAGTCCAGTTTAAGCGCATGAAAGCCGCCGAGTGGGCTCGTAGTAATGTCGTCTTGCTCGAGGGAGAAATTGGCTTTGAGACTGACACTGGTTTTGCTAAGTTTGGCGATGGTCAAAACACTTTTAGTAAGCTTAAGTACCTTACTGGTCCCAAAGGTCCTAAAGGAGACACTGGTCTCCAAGGTAAAACTGGAGGAACTGGTCCTCGGGGCCCTGCTGGCAAGCCTGGAACGACAGATTATGATCAACTCCAAAATAAACCAGATCTAGGTGCGTTTGCACAAAAAGAAGAAACTAATAGTAAAATCACCAAATTAGAATCAAGCAAAGCAGATAAAAACGCTGTTTACTTAAAAGCAGAGTCAAATGCAAAGCTAGACGAAAAATTGAGCTTGACAGGCGGCATAGTGACAGGACAACTACAGTTTAAACCTAATAGTGGTATTAAACCCTCATCTTCCGTAGGAGGAGCGATTAACATTGATATGTCTAAATCGGAAGGTGCTGCTATGGTGATGTATACAAATAAAGATACTACTGATGGACCACTAATGATTTTACGTTCTGACAAAGATACGTTTAATCAGTCGGTTCAATTTGTGGATTATAAGGGAACAACAAATGCCGTTAATATTGTGATGCGTCAGCCAACCACCCCCCAATTTTTCCTCAGCACTTAATATAACCAGTGCTAATCAAGGCGGTAGTGCGATGCAAATTAGAGGTATCGAAAGAAAATTGGGAACGCTCAAAATCACACATGAAAACCCAAGTGTTGAGGCAGATTACGATGAAGACGCTGCAGCGTTATCTATTGATATCGTTAAAAAACAGGAAGGCGGTGGAAATGGTACTGCTGCACAAGGAATCTACATTAACTCAACATCAGGCACGACAGGGAAGTTGCTTAGGATTAGAAACCTTAATGATGATAAGTTCTACGTCAATCCTGACGGTGGTTTTTATGCCAAGGAAACTTCGCAGATTGATGGCAACCTGAAGCTCAAGGATCCCATAGCGAATGATCATGCGGCAACCAAAGCTTATGTTGATGGTGAAGTCGAAAAATTAAAAGCACTCTTAACGGCTAAGCAAATGTAAAAAGGAGGAGATATGAGTAGAGATCCAACGTTGACATTAGACGAGTCAAATTTAACGATCGGCTCAGATGGACGTGCTTATTATACATTTACGGCTGATGATAACACAAAAAGCGTTAAAATAGCCAACGACAAATGTATCGGTACAACTCGCTTTAACCAGCTCATGATTGAGCGAGGAGATAAGCCAACTAATTACGTGGCGCCCGTGGTTGTCGAGGGGACAGGTAATCCGACTGGACTATTTAAAGACCTCAAAGAGCTTAATTTAGAGCTGACAGATACTGCTAACTCTCAGCTCTGGGCAAAAATCAAGCTAAACAATCATGGTATGTTACAGACATACTTTGATACGACTATTAAAAATGAGATTTTAACAACAGCTCGAGGTATCAGAGAGACTATATCCGACACCGAGAGAGGACTTAAAAGCGAGTTTTTAAAAACTGTACAAGGTCAGCGCATCCAACTCGAGAGTTTGTTAGAGCAAAAGACCGCTCAACTTGGCTTGACGGTCGACGGTCTAAGACTTGATTTAAATAAAGCAGGCAAACAAACAGCTAGTTTACAGGCTAGTATCGAGGGATTGAGACAAGATTATAAAGACGCTGATAGGAAGTTATCATCAAGTTATCAAGCTGGCATCGAGGGGTTAAAAGCCGCAATGCGTGATGATAAGTTAGGCTTGCAATCTGAGATACAAGCAACCGCTCGAGGTTTGTCGCAAGAGTATGATGATAAGTTACATCAGTTGTCTGCTAAGATTAAAACAACCTCATCAGGCACCACAGAGGCCTACGAAAACAAACTCGAGGGCTTACGTGCTGAGTTTACTCGTAGTAATCAAGGCATGCGTGTAGAGCTGGAGTCAAAAATCAGTGGGTTGCAATCAACGCAACAAGCAACTGCCAGGCAAATCTCACAAGAGATAAGTAACCGTGAAGGTGCTGTCAGTCGTGTGCAGCAAGACCTAGAGAGTTATCAGCGTCGTTTGCAGGATGCGGAAGATAATTACAGTAGCTTAACCCATACAGTTAGAGGTTTGCAGAGTGATGTGGGGTCCCCGACTGGTAAAATCCAATCACGCCTTACTCAACTAGCAGGACAAATTGAGCAGCGGGTTACTAGAGATGGTGTCATGAGTATTATTAGTGGCGCTGGAGACAGCATTAAATTAGCTATCCAAAAGGCTGGCGGCATTAATGCCAAAATGTCTGGTAATGAGATTATCTCAGCAATTAACCTCAACTCCTACGGAGTAACAATCGCAGGTAAACACATCGCTCTCGATGGCAATACGACTGTCAACGGCACCTTTACCACAAAGATAGCAGAGGCTATCAAGATTAGGGCTGATCAGATTATTGCAGGCACGATTGACGCTGCTAGGATTAGAGTAATTAACCTTAACGCAAGTAGTATCGTTGGTTTAGACGCTAACTTTATCAAAGCTAAAATTGGCTATGCTATCACTGATTTGCTCGAGGGCAAAGTCATCAAAGCTCGTAATGGCGCTATGCTTATTGATCTTAGCTCGGCTAAGATGGATTTTAATAGTAATGCGACCATCAACTTTAACAGTCGTGATAACGCTCTGGTCCGCAGGGACGACACACACACTGCTTTTGTACATTTTAGTAATGCCACACCAAAAGGTTATACAGGTTCGGCACTCTATGCAGCCATAGGTATCACCTCATCTGGTGATGGGGTCAACAGTGCGTCATCTGGACGTTTTGCGGGTATGCGTTGCTTTAGGCACGCTACAGGCTACAACCACACTGCGGCAGTCGACCAAACAGAAATTTATGGTGATAGTGTACTTATTGCAGATGACTTTAGCATCAATAGAGGCTTTAAATTTAGGCCGGACAAAATGACTAAAGTACTCGATATGAATGACTTGTATGCGGCCGTAGTAGCCTTAGGCCGTTGTTGGAAGCACTTAGCTAACGTCGGCTGGAATACCGTTCATGGCAATTTTACAAATGCGGTCACTAACGAGTTAAATAATCATATCAACAAAATTTAATAGGAGAAACAATGGATTTAACATTAAAAAATAAAGAACTCAATACACTATATCGTGTACTAGACAAAATCAAAATCACTAATATGCGTGCTAATCGTGGCCGTGCTAAGCTGCTTGCCAAAGTAGTCGATAAAATCAATGAGTATGCAAAAGATGAGACCGACTTAATTGATATGTATGCAGCTAAGGATAAAGATGACAAATTTGTCATTGATGAGCACAAAAACATCAAGCTAGCAGACCCCGCTAAACTCGACGAGCTCAACGACCTACTCAACGAGCTAGCAGACGAAGAAATTGTGATTAAAGGGGGTGAGTACTCCAAGCGATTTATTGACTTTTTAAACTTTTTAGAAGAGTGTGAAGATGAATTTACATCATCTGAAATCATTCTTATCGACAACATTTTGGAACAATTCGAAGAAAGTAAAAAAGGAGAATAACTATGAAGACATTAACACTATCAGGCAAACCTTATCCAATTCATGAAGACGGTAAAGTTGTAAAAACAGAGGTTCGCTTAATCGGTGACAATGGGCTATTTATCCCCATTGAATTAATCGGTGATCAGACAGCTAAGGGAGCAGATGACCTTATTAAAGAGGGACTAGATGCTTTTGTACGCGAGTATGTGACTAAATACGCCGTAGCAGAATCAGTGCAAAAAGTGGAAGAGTTGAGCCTCGCACAAAAAGAGATTGAGCAAAATGCGGAGCAAGCAAAGGTAACAGCAGAAGCCGCTGAAAAACAAGCTAAATCTCTGGAGCTTGTCATTGCAAAATCTCAAAAAATGGCTAATCTACAAGCAATCCATCTACTAACAAGCGGAAGCAAAGTTGAACCTGATATCTATAAAGGTCTTTTAGAGCTAATCGAGCCAGCCAAACAAGGTGAGTATCAGGCTTATGACGTGTTTACTGTTGTAGATGAGTCGCACGAAGATCAAGCGGGAGAAGGGAATCTAGTCTTTGTACACGTTAACGAGCCATTTACTTATGAGGCGCAAACCATAGAGGACTTAGAATCAGAGGATAAAGTCACAGTCATTAAATATGCGGATCTAGTTAAGCAGGATTAGAGGTGGTTAGATGATTATTGATTTAACAAGTCTTATTCACCTTTTCGGGGATTTAATCCGAACTGTCGAAATCCATGTTTTTACGCTCTTTGTCTGTTTTGATATTATCACAGGATTGACAAAAGGTATTACTAACAAGAGAGCAAACAGCACAAAAGGGCTATCTGGTATTATTAAACACTTTTTGGTTGTGTTGTTAGTCTATACTGTCTATCCTTACCTAATTTTGCTCGGCGCTAAGCCTTTAGCAGTTGCCTTTGTACTCTTTTTTATCGCCTGTTACGGCATATCCATCGTGGAAAATTGGGGTCAGCTAGGCTTACCAATGCCAAGCTTTGTCAGAGCATTTTTTGAGAAGCTCAAGCGTGACACTGATCAATTTGATATTGCCACGATTAAAATTGATAAAACAGGTGTTAAACTCGAGGCGCCACAAGTTGATTTAAAACAAAAAGAAGAGGAGTAAGATGAAAAAAGCAATCACACGATTAGCGTTAATACTAGCAATCGCAATACTGTATGTGCCATTATCTGTGGTTGCTCTTATCTTTTTCCCGTTTTTAGATAAGGAGGACAAATGACAGTAGATACCGAAAAAGCCATAGCATGGATGGGCTTAAAAGAGGGTCGTGTCAGCTATTCCATGGACTATCGTAATGGTCCTGATAGCTATGACTGCTCAAGCGCTATTTGTAGTGCATTAATCTATGCAGGAGCTAGTAATCCTGGTTGGCTACTCAATACAGAGTACATGCACGACTGGCTAGTCCAAAACGGCTTTGAGTTAATCGCAGAGAATGAGGATTGGGATAGCCAACGGGCTGACATTGCTATCTGGGGACTCCGTGGACAATCAGCAGGTGCTGGTGGTCATGTTGTGATGTTTATTGATGCTGACAACATTATCCACTGCAATTACGCAAATAATAACATCACAATTGATAACTACAATCAGACGGCAGCTGCTAGCGGTTGGATGTACTCTTATGCTTATCGCTACAATGGAGAGCAATCCCAACCAACAAATAAAAGTATTGATGAGCTTGCTCAGGAGGTGCTAGCTGGCAAACACGGCAGTGGTGAGCAGCGAAAGCTATCTCTTGGTAGTAATTATGATGCCGTTCAAGCAAAAGTAAACGAGATGCTTAAACAACCACAAGTAGCAGAGCAAAGCCCAGCGGTCAAACAAGATGGCGATTTACTATTTAATGGTGCTGTGCTTAAAAAAGCTATCTTGGATAAAATCCTAGCCAAATGCAAGGAGCATGACATCTTGCCAAGTTATGCCATTACTGTGTTGCATTTTGAGGGGCTTTGGGGTCAATCTGCCGTAGGTCGTGCTGACAATAATTGGGGAGGCATGACATGGACTGGCCAAGGTAATCGCCCAAGCGGTATTACTGTTACTCAAGGTACGGAAAGGCCTGCTGTTGAGGGTGGCCATTATATGCATTATGCTAGCGTTGACGACTTTTTGACGGACTGGTTTTATCTCTTGAGAGCTGATGGCTCTTATAGGATAAGCGGTGCTAAGACTTTCAGTGAGGCTGTCAAGGGCATGTTTAAGGTTGGCGGTGCTACCTATGACTATGCTGCTAGTGGCTACGATAACTACATTGTAGGCATGTCTAGCAGATTAAAAGCAATCGAGCAGGAAAATGGACCAATTAACAAGTATGATCAACAGACCGACATCAGTGTCGGGCAGTCTGACAAGATTGATGTGGTTATTGATAGCATTGAGATTACTATTAACGGTGTTACCTACACTGCAACTAAAAAACCAATTTAGGAGGTAAAGCTCCTTAAGATAAGACAAATGCCCTCGCTTTTGCGGGGGCTGTTTTTTTATTAGATGCTAATTATAGTTAAACTTGTTTTAATTTTGAAAACAACGTTTACTTAGAAATACTAATGTAAACATATTAATACGATCGGTTAAATTTCAAAAATGTTAAAAAAGATTTGATTAACCAATTAAGTAAACATATAATGTAATTAGTGAGAATAAAAAATAAAAAAAGAGGTCGAACAATGAACAACATAAGATTACGTAAATTTATTTCTAGCATATTTCTAATTCTTCTAATATCATCTCCTATATCATTATCATATCAACAGGCTACTTTAGCTGATACTAAAGAAGTTAATGTTGCTAATAGATATAACTCCTCAGATACATATCTACCTGAAGCTTTGTCGTGGACATTAGAAACTTCCCCAAATTATTATAAAGTATTAGGAGAAAGTGGAATAGTAGAAAATTTATTTCCACCAAAAGGCCAAATAGTCTATGGTGGTCTTGACAGTCTTGGCAGAACATTAACAGTTAGAGGAACTTTGACCTTCAATAATGTGTTAGGTAGTTACAATATAAGAAAAGATTTTAAACGTAGTAAAGCAGAAACATTGTCAGGATGGCTAGGAAATAAAAATGGGGAAGTCTATGTTATAAAGGGGTTAGGTGATGATTCTTATCAAGGTTATTTTTGGAATAAGAGTCATTTAATTGCAGATAGTCTAGGCGGAGATGCCCTTAGAGTAAATGCTATTACAGGAACAAGAACACAAAATGTTGGAGGTCGTTCTGGCAATGGAGGGATGAGATATACAGAAATTAAATCTCAGAAGTGGCTAGAAGCCCATCGTGACGGTTACCTTTACTATGAAGCAATGCCAATATACCAAGGCAATGAGTTGGTACCAAGAGCGGTAGTGGTGTCTGTACTATCTTCAGATAACACGATTAACGAAAAAGTAATTGTATATAATGTAGCTAATGGGTATACAATAGACTACAACCAAGGGACATTCTCTGCAAATCAATAATAAACATGCCAAATCTTTTCTCACTAGATTTGGCTTTTTTACGAATAGATAAGTAGGAGGTGCTTTATGCTAACATACGACGAATTTAAGCAAGCTATTGACCGTGGATATATCGTAGAAGACACAGTCACGATCGTGCGCAAAAACGGACAGATTTTTGATTATGTGTTGCCACATGAGAAAGTAAAGAATGGAGAAGTTGTGACAGACGAAAAAGTAGAAGAAGTGCTGATGGAATTGGAGTAA